AAATCTTGAAGCGCCATGGACCACGGACGAGATTCTTCAATCGTATCATTTCACCAACATCAAAAGGGAGCACGATAAAGTTTCAAAATATCTTTTTGAAAAGTGGTACCCGTCAACAGCTCACGGAAAAAAACCGCCGAACGCCTGGGCTGCAATCATGGTTGCAAGATTCGTGAACAATCCTGATTCACTTTCGCAAATCGCATACGAGGTCGGGATAGGTGATTTCAAGAACGCATGGAGGGTCCTGAGCGCTCGTGAAGAATCAGGAGAGAAAGTATTTCGCTCAGCCTACTTGCAGCCAGAGATTCGTGGTGTGAAAAGGCTTGAAAAAATCTTTGGGATTTTCGTGCCGCAGATTCAAGCTGCGGACATACGCACAGACTCTGTTGAAGAGGCCGTTGAGGACCTGTGCAAAATCAAATACTTTGGCGAATTCATGGCGGGTCAAATGGCACTTGATGCCATTCACGTGGTCAAGGGTCATTGGGCAGACCGTTTCACCTTTGCGCCGATTGGTCCAGGTTCAACAAGAGGCCTCAACCGTCTTCGAAATTTACCGCTGACGAGGAAGCTGAAACGGCGAGCCTACGAAACTGAAATGGCGGAGTTGCACACTTGCCCAGGGATGAATGAATGGAGAGCTCTTGACTTGGAGCACGCCCTGTGCGAATGGGACAAGTATGAACGTCTCAGATTGAACCAAGGTTCGTACAACCGAAAACGTTGACACCGCCCCCTCAGAACTGAATGAACATTTCAAAACATTGTGGCATGAAAAAAACACACATTGAAACCATCAACAAAGTGATGGGCAAAGGAAACTTGAACCAGCACGGATTGTCCAAGCTTTTGGGCGTTACTCAAGGCGCAGTGAATCACTGGCTCATGGGTCGCACAAATCCATCTAAAATCAATTTGGAGGCCCTTAATCGACTCCAAAGGATTTTTGAGGCCAAGGACATTGCAATGAGCAGAACGCCCTTCCAGACGTCTCCTAAACAACCCACAGGCAACTCCATTGCCATGCAAGCTCACAGCATTGTCAATGAGCGGGCAGAGGAGAAGGAGCGCCAGTACGGTGATTTTCACACAACCATGAGGCGTGCGAATGACATCTTGAATTCAATCATGAATACCAAGCTGCCTGAGCAAACAATGTACTTTGCTATGGTCGCAATGAAACTGGCTCGAGAAGGTCACTCTCACAAGACCGACAACCTGCTTGATGCAATGGCTTATATGCAGGCACTTGAAAATCTTGAAAACAAGCAAGATGTTTCTCAAAGCAAGTAACGCACCGGAGGCTTTCGAAAAAGCCTTTGACCTCATCCTTTCAGACGGTGAACCAAACGAGAACACGCAACGCGTGACCGGTGTTCTTTTTGAAATCGTAAACCCACTTGACTACGCCTCAGAGAGGTGGCCTAAATGGCGCAAGTGGTCTCAGCGATATGTTGAGCTCGAATGGCAATGGTACGAGGCTGCAACACGTGACCCTTCAATGGTTGAAAAGGTGGCCAAGATTTGGACTGGCATGAAGGACGAAAATGGCGAGGTCAACAGTAACTATGGTTGGCAAGTCCAGCGCGCTGAACAGTGGTCTCGATGCGCCCACGGCCTGGCTGAGTCAATTCTCAGCGGGGCTGGAACGCGAAAGCACGTCCTCACAATTTACGACGGGAAGGAAAAGCTGAGCTACAAATATGACACCCCGTGCACAGTATCATTCACCTTCGTTTTGAAGCGCGAAAGCACGACAAAATTCAAGCTTGATTTGCACACACACATGAGGTCAAACGATGTTTGGTTTGGTCTGTGCAATGACTTGCCAGCCTTTGCGCTTTTCCAGGTCAAAATGGTTCAATCCATTCAGGACAAACTCATTGACCTTCACAATGGTCAAGCAAGCAATTTTCGAATCTCCGTGGGTCGCCACATGCACTTTGTTGACGACCTGCATTTGTACAACAATTTCATGAACAAAAAAGATGAAAACATTTGACGAAGTAATGACCGAACAGGCGCGAATTCAAATGCGCCACCAAGGCATTGACCCAAGCCGCATGAGTATCACGGAACGAGCGGATGAAATCATGAGGCAACAGCAGTATCTCCTTGATGAAATCACAGAGGTCTTGACAGCTCTTGGCGGGCCATATGAAAAAGCCTCCTGGAAAAAGTGGAAAGCTAACCACGAAAACCTACAAAGCATGAAGCTTGAGGACCTTCAAGAATCAGAGCTTCACGAGGTGGTTGAAGAGTGCGCTGACGTGGCAATTTTCGCCATGAACATTTTTGCTCTTTGCAGTGTAAACCCGAACACGCTTTTGCAGGTCATCGACCGAAAGCAAAAGGTCAACCTGCAACGCTGGGAAAGTGGTTACTGATGGCAAAATCGAAAGCTGCGCTTTCAAGCTGCACGAAAGACTTTGTTGTTCTGTACAAAGGCGAGCGCGTCTGGGGTCCGCATACCCCTTACGCCTGCATGAATTGGTATCACACAAAAGATGGAAGACCCATGCACGACCAGGATGATTTCAAGATAGTTCAGAGGCCTTTGATTGCTGCCCCAGTGGATTTGCTTATCAAGGATGAAACCGTGCTGACCACGGCCGCCAGAATGAGCCACGTCAATCCTCTGTATGGGGAGATGGAGTATATGAACAAATGCTTTCGCAATCCTGAGACACCAGAGCAGAAAAGCATGGCCTCTCGTTTCTCTGGCGTGATGGCTGAAATGCAAGTGTGCGAGTCAATGCACGGGGTCTTCACAGACAGCTACAAAACTGTGAACCCGGACAAGGGGTGGGACATGGAAATTTTGGATTTGAAAGTTGACGTGAAAAGCTCTTTCTGGTACCCTGATTCTTGGAGCATTTCAAAGAAAAAATATGAGAGTGATATTTTGCTTTTCACTACAGTGCACATTGAGCCGGTTCGCAAGGTTGTGCTCAGAGGCTTTCTGACTCCACGTGAACTTGTTTACTGTGACCGAATCAAGCAAATGTGGCGCGTAACGAATTCAAAAATCAGGCCTCTCCGAGAATTGTCTATTTGAACAAACGAACGACAAAGACAGGGAATGCTTGTGAAGCACTATTTTTGCCTCACACATGAGCATCCTCACTAGAATCTTTGGCGGCAAAACGGAAGAACGTTCATCGAGCGTCAACCCCGCGCTGTACTTCAACGGGATGGGAGCCAACACAAGGGCTGGTTCTTCAATCACTCCTGACGAGTCTTTGAAGCTCACCACGGTCTATGCCTGTGTGTCAAAAATTGCGCAAACCGTGGCAACCCTGGAAAGGTCTGTTTTCAAAACAAGACCTGCTGGACGAGAAATGATTTCTCACCCGGTCACACAGCTGCTCACACACTACGCGGACACACACACTTCAGCCTTCGATTTTTGGGAAAAAATCGTTTCAGATTCATTGCTGTACGGCAAAGGATATGCGTACATTGAAAGGGCCGGTTCCAGGCCCACGGCTTTGATTTGGTTGCCAGCGCAAAACGTTGAAGAAATGGACGCACCTGACGGTGCAACCGTTTACCAGTTTTCACCAGAAAAAACCGGTCGAGTAAAGGCCAACACGTTCAACTTCCTTGAACAGGAAATGGTCGTGATTTCTGCCTTTCGTGGATTGAGTCCCATTGAGTATCACCGGGAGTCTCTTGGTTTGTCAAAAGCTGCTCTTGATTTTGGAGCCAGTTTCTTTGGCTCTGGAGGCAACTTGAGTGGTGTTCTATCTGTTGACAAGGCTTTGACTGATGAGCAGTTCATGGCACTCCAAAACGCTTGGCAAACAAAGTATCATGGCAAGAGCGGTCAACACGCAACCGCAATCCTTGAACACGGCATCAAGTACGACCGCATCGGCATCCCGCCGGACGATGCTCAATTCATTGAAACCAGAAAAATGCAAGCGAATGAAGTCGCGCGCATCTTCAATGTTCCAGCCGCACTGGTTGGCCTTGAAGCAAACGTTTCATTCAGCAATGTTGAGCAGCAAAATATCTTCTTTGCCTCGTACACAATTGCGCCTCTTGTGAAGCGCATTGAAAACGAGTTGAACAACAAACTTTTCACAGAGCGAGAGCGCAAAACCGTTGAGGTTGAATTTGACATGGCTTCACTTCTCCGAGCAGATGCCGTGACGCGTTCAAGCTACTATTCAACGATGCTCCGCGATGGCGTCATGACTATCAATGAAGTTCGAAAAATTGAAGGTCTGAATCCAACCGAAAACGGAGACACTCATTTCATTCCACTCAACGTCATTCCTCTCAGCAAAATGGAGAGCTACGGCGACAAAATTTCAACTGAATAACCATGCCCACCTACTACTACAACCTAAAAGTTGCAATGTGCCGCGAACGCGGTGACACACGCGCAACCGGAAGCATTTCACATTCAGAGCCAACTCGTCAAGATTGGGTTTTCACTCACTCCGAAACGAATGACAACGGAGGCGTGGCGCATGGGCTTTTTCGAGACGCCGTGGAGGCCGCTATTGGTAATGCCCCGCAGCACGTCAAATTGATTCAACGAAACGGTACGGGCTCTTTGAAAAAAGCGCTCGAACAGGGTGGCAGCATGACCAACGACGGTGTTCCATCCGCAGGCCCATGGTCCGAGCGTGTTGGCAAGGACGTTTTCAGGTACGAAATTGGTGTTTCATCTACTTCCGCAGCAGACGCGCTGAGCTTGCGCACCGCGCACAACCTTGCTTGATGAGTTTTTCTGGCTACCCTCAAAGCGCTACAAATGCCGCAAAGCGAGCATTGAAATTCAAGAAGGACAACGGTTCTTCTTGTGGCACTCCTGTGGGCTGGCAGAGGGCAAATCAGCTTGCTTCTCGTGAAGCACTTTCTTTGAAAACTGTGAAGCGCACTTTCAGCTTCCTTTCACGTGCAGAGGTTTACGACCAGGGACGATTCACAGACAAGGACGGAAAACAAATTTGTGGCTCGATAATGTACGCCGCATGGGGAGGTAAAGCCATGCGAGGATGGTGCAACAAAATCATTGTTCAAGAAGAGGCTCGAGCCGTGTTAAATGAGCAGGCTCAAGCAACCTTGAAAAACAAGGTTGAAGAGCACAACGAGGACCACGGAGATACACCAAGAAAGCGAGCCACTTTGGGGATGCTTTCTGCGGTGTACAAAAGAGGCATTGGCGCGTACAAAGGAAATCCTCAATCGGTACGCCCCACGGTTAAGTCCCCGGAGCAGTGGGCTTTTGCCCGGGTCAACTCGTTTTTGTATGCTTTGAAAAACGAAAGATTCAGAGGAGGAAAACACGACACAGACCTTTTCCCAAAGGGTCACAAACTATCATCCAGAAGCATGGAAGACAAGAAAGAAATCAGAACTTCAACAGGCCTCGAGGTCCGCTACGTTAACAACGACGACGAAGACAAGCGCACCTTGACCGGTTAC